ATCTTCTGAAAACTCTAGGGAAGCTGCAGCTCAGTACAAAGAAATGCTTGAAAAAAATGCAGCTCTCTTTGGCAAAGGAATCCGTCCAGGAAACGGGGTCATGTTATCAGAAAGTCAAGCTAGAGCACTCGCAACTAACTTTTACGAAGCTACTGAGAGTGGTACAAATCTAGCGTCTGGGCAGCTGTTTGGAATGGGCACAGATGAAGCCCTCATTATTGAGACACTTAAAAAGATACCCACACTCGCCGACTTGTCTTTTGTCTCCCATGTTTTTAGTCAAAAGTATAAAGGTTTCTTTGGAGGACCTTTTGATCTAGCTGACTCACTTCAAGATGAATACAGTTCATTTACCTCAGACGAATTTTATGACGTGAGAGCAGAAGTTCAAGCAATTTACAAGCGCGGCCTATTTGCACTTGACGGAGAAGTTTACACAGTTGAAAAGATGGAGGAAATTTCTCGTGCTGTAGAAAGACAAGCAGACGTTTTAAAAGATGTGTCGGCCGAAGTCGGAAGTGGACCAATGGGTGAGGAGCTTGCAAGCAGCATCGGCGCTGCTGGAGTGGCTGCTGGGGTCGGTGTAGGAGCTGCAGCTGGAGTTGGTGCAGCAGTAGGAGCTGGTGGGGCTGCGACCCTGCCGGCGCTCGCTCTAGTAGCTCCAGGTTCTACACTTGCATCAGCAATCGGAGCTGGAACGGGAGCACTTGGTACAGCAGGCGCTACTGCTTCTGCCGCCGGCGCGGCGGCTGCTGGAGCATCCGCAGCAGGCGCCGGAGTTGGTACAGCAGTAGGCGCTGGTTCTCTCGCAGGAGCGGGAGCCCTTTTAGGATCGATACCCGTGGCTGGGTGGATAGTATTAGGTGTCGTGGCTGTGAGTGTTGGAGCTTACGTTGCTTTTTCTAGCGGAGACTTTGATGATTCTGAACTTAAAATGCTTAAGCCTGATTTCTACTTGAACTTAGAAGTAATGTTCAAAGATGTGAGCAAGCGATTTAAAGAAGCTGCCGCGGCAGTTAAATTAGAGGACTTCTCTGAAGAAGGATCAGCAGTCCCGGGTGAAGAAGGAAAAGAATACGATAGCCTACCATTTGGACTTGAGAGAAGTTTCATCGAGAACATTGTGAGAACTATGAACGCTTACGATGATACTCGTGGGGGTCTTGAGGGCTACATCGAACCTACACCAGCAGAAGCTTGGAACAGAAGCATCCAAAACGCTTGGAAGGTCTTTGCGCCTCATGCTCTTTTAAACTGCGCAATTTATGAGTTTCACAGAGACGAAGTGGATAAAGCAGAAAACTGGCTTGATCTTTCAAAAGCTATGAAATCTGACTTTCCTGGTTACACTCCAAACCCAAGAGGGTGCTTAGCTTTCTGCCTCGATGCCTATTACGACGAAGTTAGGTACGGAAAGGACAAAGTTTCTGGCGGCGGCGGCGGGAGTGGTGGCGATGATGAAGATGAAGATGGGCCTCCGGCGCCTGACCCTGATGTCGACGGGCAGAGAGGTGGTGGAAAGATCATCATAAGATCAGTCGCAGGCTCAAAAGGCAACGTTCCTCTGAGTGAGCCTTTTAACGAGAGTGTTGAAAATGACCTCATCAAGGCAATCAATCAGCAATTTAGCACAAAAGCTAGACGCTCAACAGTAAAAGCAGTATCACTTGAATTTGACATCAAGGTGAGAGGCAGTGGTAACATTAGAGTTAGAAGAAGAAAGCCCATTGGTGCCGTAGAAAGAGACAACTTCAAAGGCAACTTACAGAGAATGGTAAAAGACGCCTTGCAAGACAGAATGGAAGTTTTTACCAAAAAGAAGAGAAAAGAGAGAAAGGAATACATGACTGCTGATGATGAACTACGTATCACAATTACAATCCCAGGCGGCTACAAAATCCCGAGGTAATTCATGATCTTATCAGAATCAGACATTAGAAAAGCTGTCAAAGAAGCACTTCGATTTAGAAAGCCCACTTCGGGTTATTCTAGAGGTGGAGGTTTATCTGCCGAAGAAAGTGAGAGTATTAACATAGATGTTCCTGACGGTGACTACATTCATCCTATTGTAAAAAATAGCAACGGAACTACGCCTAAGCTGGGAAGTAAGCCCGACCCAGCCAGAACAATAACAGTGAAAGGGGTCAAAGCCACTAGGCCTCATAACGGATATGATATTGGAATGCCGATAGGTTATCCAATAGTAAGTGTTGCCTCTGGTAAAGTTGTTCAAACAGTAACAGGTAGTAAATCAGCAGGAAATTATATTGTTATTAAGCACAATGGTCCGCTAGTTGGAGATAATAATTTTACTGCTTACATGCACTTAAGCAAAATACTCGTCAAAAAAGGTCAAAGTGTAAAGCCAGGTGAACTTATTGGCAAGTCCGGCAACACGGGAAGATCTACCGGGCCTCACTTGCATTTCCAAATAGGCAACAAGCGTGACACAAGAAAACATTCACATAACAAAGCACAATATGACGCTTTCTTTGCTAAGTGTAAAACAGCTACTTTCTCAAAAGGTAAAGTTAGCACTCCTGATGAAGAAAGCGTGGCCAAGAACACCTCAAGTTCAGATGCACAAGGGTCTAGTGCGCCGAAGGTTGTAAAGAGGAGCGATACGCCTATCAAGGATGGTATCACTGGAGAAGAATATCTTGCATCGAGGGTCAGTATTGGTAGCGGAGAAAACAAAGTTTCTTATGCTCAAATAAAAGGTGATGGACGCGTTTTTAAGAGACTTAAGGCAGGAGCCCCTGTTTTCATGGGATCTGATCCTACTTATAAACTTGTTAGAGATGACGAAGAAATCAAAAAGATTATGGCAACAGCCTAGATTTAGACTCGTATATCTTTTTTCTCTCGGGCTTACTTTTTGCGAAAAGTTTTATTAACTCTCCTGCTCTAGAGTTTGCTTGGTCCTCATGAAAACCACCTGCATCTCTTATCGGTCCGTTAATTAAACCTGTCTGATCTTGCATCATGTGTGTCATTTCGTGTGCTATTGATCGCATGACATCAGGGACAGCTCTGTTTTTTGCGTAAACGTAACAGCAGTTTTCATTAAGAATATACATTGCTGTTGTTTGGATATTGTAAGGTTTTCTTTCTGATACGACATAGATTTCAAAGTCACCTTCTATCGGCAGCTTCTCAGCACAGAAAACACAGAACTCTGCTATTAGATTTTTTTTGTCGTCTTGTATGTCTAAATTTTTATCGATGTAAAGTTTCATTTTATTTCATAAAGATGTTATAAAGCTCTTGGACTATCTCGAGCCGGGTGCCACCTGTAATGTGATTAAAGTCGACAATCGAAACGTCAAGTATAGAAATTAAGTTACCGTTCTCATCAAGTATACCAGATCCTGAACTTCCTAAAGTTCCTGGGACACTATAAAAGCAATACTCTTCACTGTAATCGCAGCCTGCAAAGTAGCCTTCAAAGTGAAGGCGCATGTTGTGGTCATACATTCCTGCTGGAGCAGACGCTGTGTAAACTTTTTCTCCAATCTTAGGATATCTCTTAGCAGGTTTGATTGTTTTTAATCTTTTGGCATAGTCTGACTTGAATGTAAGAACACAAATGTCATGAAAATTATCTATGTAAACAATTTCAACTGGATATGACTTTCCAAAAAATGATACATTATTAATAATTTCTAGTTTAAATTCTGGATTTAGTTCTCTCAGCAACTCTAGAGTGGACTCTTCGTCTTCAGAAGATTTACACCAGTGCCCAGCTGAGAAAGCAAAAACTGTTTCTTTTTTATTTTTAACAGCTATACCAGAAGCTGATGTTAAAGGTAGAAAATCTTGACCACCTGATCCGTCTTTGACCATGATTAGTCTTTGTAAAAATATGAAATTTTCATTAGGGTAAACTGAGTTTTTGGCATTTTCGTACAATGCATTTGAACTATGTAGATGAGAAAAATATTCTTCATTAATTCTTATTTGAGTGCAAGCAAGAAGTATTAATGATAAAATAAGTAAGTAAGAGGCAGCACCCTTAAAAAATTTCATATCATCTCCTAAAATATAACTATAGAGGCAAAAAACAAAATGAATAACTTTACAGAAAACAGTCCAGGCATTGAACTCGGCTATGCTTGCATTAATCTTACACTGCAGCAAGACAAAAAGAACAAGATTACTTGCAATCGATCCATGATCAAGAGAACATTTCAAGCAAAGGGCATAGAGTATGCTTCAGAGTTATCAGAATTAAACACAGGAAACATTCTTCCAATTCTTGAATGGAACCATAGGAATAACGTTCGTGTATTCAGAATGACATCCTGCCTATTCCCATGGGCATCTGAGTATATGCTCGAAGACCTTCCTGGCTTTGAAAGAATTGCTAATAATCTCAAAGTAGCTGGTGACTATGCTCGAGCAAAAGGTATTAGGCTTTCTTTTCATCCGGGGCCGTTTAACATCTTGACTTCTACAAAAGAGCACGTCGTCAAGAACACAATCACTGATCTTGCTATTCACGGAAAAATAATGGACCTAATGGGCATGCCTAGAAGTCACTGGGCTAAAATCAACATTCACATTGGTGCATCTTATGGGGATCGAGAATCTGCGATGAAAAGATGGGTTGAAAACTTTGATCTTCTGCCAGAAAGTGTTAAGACACGTTTGACTGTGGAAAATGATGACAAACCAAGCCTTTTCTCAACAAAAGATCTTTACTACGGTATTTACAAAAGAATTGGTGTACCTATCGTCTTTGATTACCACCACCACAGGTTCAGAAACGACGGCGAAACAGAATCTGAGTGTCATGACATGGCCTTTGAATCATGGGGAGACGTAAGACCCTGCTTCCACTACTCGGAATCTGCCTCTGAAAAAGAGGGAAGTGACAAAAAAGCAAACGCTCATAGCGACTACATTTATGACGTAATTAATGACTACGGTAAAGACTTTGACGTTGTCATTGAAGCTAAAGCAAAAGAACTTGCGCTGATGAGCTACAGAGAAAGAATTACTTCTTCATCCTTGCTGTCTTGCGCTTAGAGGCTTCTTTTCTTTCAACAGCGTAATCAAGTGCTGTTTTTAGACGCTTTTTAGTAGCAGGATCTTTTGCGTTTTTGTACGCCGCTCTCACTCTTTGGTGTATCAAATTTATGATCTGGGACTGTCTATTGTGAGACTTTGATTTGAAAGACTTTTTAGAGAGTGTCTTTCTGATGTCTGATGCTGTTCTAAATTTTACAGACACAGTATCTTTTGGATTTTCATCAGTATAAAGTCTTCTACTGCTACCTTTTGGTTTTTTACCAGTACCCTTAGCCGGGTCGCCCTCTCTCATTTGCTGCATTTTGTAAAGATTAGGCTCAGAAATAGGCTTCGTCACATCAGCAGCAGTCATACCAAAAAGATAAGGATCACGCTGGAAGTCTGTTAGCGTCTGCTCATTCTTTTTTTTGACAGGCTCACAATTAGACACTCTTCGTCCACTCTGTGGGCCTATTTTTGTTTTGACTCCTGATTGAGCACCTGGGGCGAAACCTTTTCCACAAGGGTTGTCTCCAGGTCCTCTAGGTGGCCTGTACCGAGGGTGTTTTCTCTTTTTTTTACCCTCTTTTACTTTTTTTTTGATTCTGACAAACCACCGGTATCAATAATATCTCCATCAGTGTGCTTTGTTATAGAATCATCCTTAGCCATTACTGCAGCAACTATTTCTTCATCTGAGGCGTCAACATCATCTTCTGAAGCGTCTCTCGCTGCTTGTGCAACAAGGTCAGCCCCAGCAGCGCCACCTTCGTCTGAAAGTTTTTGTTTTGCTGCTGCAACTTCTTGATCCGAGGCTTGTAGTTCATTAAGGGCCTCTTTGATAATATGGTGTAATTGTCTACGTGTAATTTTCATTTTTTATTCCCTATACGCTTTAATTTTCGGTCTGAACATCGATTCTACTTCTTCAGCTTTGTGAAGGCTTCTCGAACCGGCTATTTTTTTAACAAAAGCTTTTCCTACATTAGAAATCATGCGACCCGAAGAGATTGTTTTTATAACAACTACGGGAATACGGACTTCTTTTCCATCAATGGTTCTGGATCTTAATACTGAACTAGACATTATTTGACCTACTCCTAAGAGACCCTTGCTGAACAAGCTTGGAATTATCACATAAGTCCCTTCAGCGTGGTCTGGATAATCGCCCATAATCCTCATAAATTTCTTTTCTCCGGTGCGGGGATCTAATTTTCTAATGTAAAGCGCCAAATCATCTGCTGTGTATGTGTGTTCGTAAGTCGCATGATAGTCAGCAGACCCTGCCACAAAGGGACTTTCACTAGTCAATACCCTTGACTTTCTATCGTTAAATCTCACATCTTCTAGACCATTAATTATGGCAGGCTTACCTTTTGGTGTACTAAAGTCTTCTCCACCAATATCACTGACATAGCCTCTAATCGCCGGCTTTCTCACTCCTTTAGGTCTTACAATCCTTCTACGAGAAGATCTTTTTTCTTCTTTTTCAGGGCGCGACATCATAGAAGACAAGTCTTTAAAAGCCTCAGAAATAATTTGATGAAGTTGCTTACGAGTAATTTTCATTTTATTTCTTTTTTGCTTTTGAACGTTTTAGGTTTGCCCAGCTAGGATTACCTTTTCCGATAGCTGAATTTACTCGAGCCATTGCCCACTGATGTGCTCCCATACCTTTTCTAGATCCTGAGGTGTAATATGCACCGAGTCCCTTTCTGTACTCTGAGGCTAGAGATCCAGCGGTGTAACCGCTTGACTTAGCTTTCTTTCTAAGTGTCTCCATTGTCTTTTTTGACAATGTCTTCTTTTTTGCTTTCTTTTTCTTTTTGCGCTTTTTCTTTTCTTCTAATTCCTTTTTAACCATATCTTCAAGCAGGGATCTGAGATCTGATCTGTTCATAGATTCATCGACACCGATCTTTCCTGAGAATGGATTTTTTGGTGTTTTAGTACCTTTTGGTAGCTCTTTCTGTCTTCTTTTATCTTCTCTTTCATAGTCTGCTGAAGTGTACTTTCCCTTAGCAGCTTTTCCAGTTTCTTTATCTAATTTCTTAAGTGCTTTTTTACTCCTGCCCTTGACGTATCCCGGTATATCTGAAGCTTTTTGTTTATCTCTCTTCTTCTCATCTAAACTTGTTTCTTCTTTATTTACACCTTTTTCTTTTGCAATCTTTTTAAGAACTTTGTCAGGTAAGAAATCCATCCTAGTGACAGCATCTTTGTTGTCAGCCCCAAAGTCTTTACTTCTTTCACCCTGATTACTTTTAGAATATTTTTTCTCTATGAGTTGTAAATCTTCTTCAAGCATCCTTAATGTCTTTCTGTATCTCATAATCTCTCTCTACTTCTATAGGAATCTATTTAATATATATTCTATAAGAGATATAATTACTCTATAGAGGAACCAAATGTCAGTTTTTAGAACTCATAAAACAATTGCTGATCGAAGTGCTACTGATCGATCAAGGCACAAAAAGAAAATTGAAAAAGCTATCAAGGAAGGTATTCATGATATTGTAGCTGAAGAGTCTATAATCGGACAAGACGGAAAGAAAAAAATAAAAATCCCGGTAAGGGGAATTAAGCAGTACAAATTCATGTACGGTCGTGGTCAAGGAAGCAAAGGTGTAGGTTCAGCTCAAGGCAAGGACATTAAAAAGGGTCAGGTCATTAAAAAAGGTCAAAAAAAACAAGGTCAAGGAAAACCTGACAAAGCTGGCAATAACAAAGGCGAAGAATACTACGACGTAGAAATTACATTGGATGAGTTAGCAAAATACCTTTTTGAAGACTTGAACTTGCCAGATTTAGAAAAAAAGCAGTCTGACAGTGTGTGGAGCGAGAGAATAAAGAGAAAAGGCTTTCGGAAAAACGGTATTCGTGTCAGGTTATCTAAGAAAGAGACACTTAAGAACAAAATAAGAAGAAAGAAAAGAGCAGAAAATAATGGAACTTACGATCCAGAGTCTGAAGAAAGATTTACTTTTCATCATGATGATTTGAAGTACAAACACATTGACATAAAAAAGAAGCCTGTTACAAACGCAGTGATATTTTTCATAATGGATGTATCAGGTTCAATGTCTAAGCACAAGAAATTTCTTGCTCGATCATTCTTTTTCTTATTATATCAGTTTTTAAGGTACAAATATGAATCGATTGACCTAGTTTTTGTTTCACACACGACAGAAGGAAAAGAGGTATCAGAAGACGATTTCTTTAAGAAAGCATCAACTGGAGGAACTTATATTTCTTCTGGTCTTCAAACCTCACTAGACATAATTGATAAGAAATACCCGATATCGAATTGGAATATATACGCATTTCACTGCAGTGATGGTGAAAACTGGCCTCAAGATAATGAAAAGGCTGTAAATGCCATGCAAAAAGTAATTGATATAACACAGATGTCTGCTTATATTCAGATCAACAGAGAAAACGAAAACATCTGGGGTGAAGAAATGACAAAAGTTTTCACACCTTTAGAGTGTGACTCTTTTAAGTTAATTAAGATAACAAGCAAAGAAGATATATGGCCTCAATTCACGAAACTATTTGGAGGTAAGTACAATGTCTGATTGGACTGTGAAAGATCTTAAAAAATGGGACGATAAGATAGTAAAAATTGCCGAAAACTATGGCTTAGATTGGTATCCTATTGACTATGAAATATGCGACTACTATGAAATGATAGGGCACATGTCTTATCATGGGATGCCTTCTCATTTTAATCACTGGTCTTACGGCAAATCATTTGAAAGAACTCACTTTATGTACAACGCAGGAGCTGAGGGTCTTCCTTATGAGCTTATTATCAACAGCAATCCCAGTATTGCTTACTTGATGAGACAAAACCCTTTATATCTTCAGGTTTTGATTATGGCACACTGTGTAGGGCACAGTGACTTTTTCAAGAACAATAGATGCTTTAAAGATACTGATCCCAAAAACGTAGTTTCTAGAATGAGAAATGCAAAAAAAAGAATAAAGGGTTATGTAGAAGACACACAAATTGGTATTGAAAAAGTCGAATCTTTTATCGATGACTTACAATCTTTGTCTTTTCAAACCAATAGATACGGAATACCAAGGAAGTCAAAAAAAGAAATCTACCAATCAGAAGTTGAACGCTACAATAAGCTTAAAGAAAAAGGAATAGAACTAGATCAAAAAGTACTCAAGAACAAACTTTTAAAGCCAGACTATGATCTTTTTTCTTTCTTTCAAGAATATGGTTCTCACAAATTTGAAGATTGGCAACTTGATATTCTTGATATTATTCACAGAGAGTCATTGTACTTTATACCTCAAATAAAAACTAAGATATTAAATGAGGGCTGGGCGAGCTTTTGGCACTACAAAATTCTACATGAACTAAGTCTTCAAGATGGCTTTCACTTACCCTTTTTGCAAATGCACAATGCAGTTGTGCGACCTCACATAGGAGGTCTAAATCCGTATCACATAGGCTTTTACATATTTCAAAAGCTTGAAAGAGAGGAAGGATTAGAGAGGTGCTTTGAAGTTAGAGAAATTCATGATGATGTTTCTGCATGTAGATTGTTTTTAGACGAAGAATCGATTAGAGAACTCAATATCTTCTCATACGTTAGAAAAAAAGACGGAGAAGTCGTTATATCTGAAGTTGCTGACGAAGATGAATGGAAGACAGTCAGAAACGAAATGATCAAGTCAATTGGAGTGAACTCGATCCCCCAAATATATGTTGAAAGAATAGAGGGGGATGATACTCTAGTTTTAAAACATGAGTATGACGGTAGAGACTTGGAACTTGAACACGCTGAAAAAGTTGTTGATCACATTAGAAATATCTGGAAATCAGAAGTTAGACTCTACACAGTCTTAGAAGATGATGTCTGGGAAATTTAAAAATGAAATTAACATAGTCGTTTGCATATGTATTATTGATCTGAGGGTATGAAATGAAAAATAAAGATTTTTTGGACATTATCGAAAAGCAACGTGCGAGAAAAAAGAAAGAAAAGTTTTCTGGTTCTTTCTTAGACTATTTAAGTCTTGTAAAAGAAAACCCATCAATTGTTAAATTAGCACACAAAAGACTCTATGAATCAATCAAAGATCATGGTGTCGACACTTTAGATGTTGACTCTGAAGACTACAGACCGATATTTAACGGTGACAAAATAAGAACTTATGATTATTTCAAAGAAGAATTCTTTGGAATGGAATCAGTAATTAACAAACTGATGCGCTTCTTAAAATCAGCAGCATTTAAAGGAGAAGAAAGCCGACAAGTGTTACTGTTGATGGGTCCAGTTGGAGCTGGCAAATCAGCCTTAACAGAGCACATTAAAAGGGCCTTAGATGGACAGAATTACTATCACTTAGAAGGAGACCCGCAAAAAGGCGAGCCACTCCAGCTAATCCCTAGGTCATTAAGAAGAGACATGGAAGACATGTTAGGCGTAAACATTGAAGGTGACTTAAGTCCCATTGCCAGATGGAAACTCTTAAATGAACACGAAGGGAAATATGAAAATTTTAAAGTAGTAGAATCTACTTTTTCTCAAAGAGGAAGGCGAGGAATTGCGACTGTACCACCTATGGATGCTAATTCACAGGATGTGTCTGTGTTGATTGGTACAGAAGATATTAGTAAACTAGACTTGTATCCCGAAGATGACCCTAGGGTGCTTTCTCTTAATGGCGCATTCAACGTAGGAAACCGTGGCATAGTTGAGTTTGTAGAAGTTTTCAAGAACGAGATTGAATTTCTTCACACGATGTTGACTGCCACACAGGAAAAAAGAGTTCCTTCTCCTGGTAGACATGATATGGTATTTTTTGATGGAGTTATTTTAGCTCACTGTAACGAAAGTGAATGGAACAGATTTAAATCTGAACATACTAATGAAGCCATTCTAGATCGCGTTGTCAAGATTAACGTGCCTTACGTGTTAGAATTAGACCAAGAACAGAAAATTTATGAAAAAATAATTAAAAGATCAGATTTTAGAGGAGCACATATTGCTCCGCACACCCTCAAGGTGGCGTCAATGTTTTCTGTCATGAGTCGACTTTCAGGAACAAACAAATGTGATCTTTTGACAAAAATGAAAATATATAACGGTGACGCAATTATAGAAAAAGGTAGAGTTAAAAAAGTAGACATAAAAGATCTAAAAGCAGAAGCAGTCAATGAGGGTATGGACGGAATATCAACAAGATTTATTATGAAATCACTTGACGCAGCACTTTCAGATTCAGATAACAACATGATCACGCCTATTAATGTCATGGACTCTCTTGTAAAGCAAGTCCAAGAACAGATCATAGATAATGACAAGAGAGAGAGTTATCTAGAAATTATTCAAGGAATCATAAGAGAAGAGTACTTGAGGATATTAGAAAATGAAATAGCAAAAGCTTTCATCACAGCATATGAAGAGCAAGCGCAAAGCTTATTTGAAACCTACATGGATAACGCAGAGTCTTACACGACTAAATCAAAAGTAAAAAACAAGATAACAAGAGAAGATTCTGAACCTGATGAAAGATTCATGAGAGCCATCGAAGAGCAGATCGGAGTAGTAGGATCTTCAAGAGACGGATTTAGATCTGATGTGACAGCATACATGTTCTCAAAACTAAGAAGAGGAGAGAAAGTTGACTACACTTCTTACGGACCTCTAAGAGAAGCAGTTGAGCAATACTTGATAAGCTCTGTTAAAGATATTGCTAGAATAGTTACAAGATCCAAAACAAGAGACGATGATCAAAAGAAAAAGTATACTGACATGATACAAACTCTTATCGATGAGTATGATTACAACGAACACTCAGCAGAAGAGATACTAACTTATGCATCAAACAACCTCTGGCGAGACTCCTAAAGTTAAAATTGATGAAAGAAAGTCTGTTGATAATTTTCTAGAAAACTCTAAATTAGAATTTAATCGAGAAGACTTAGGAAAAAGTTGCTTATACAAAAACTTAAATCAGAACGAAGATCGAATCATTAACTTTTTAAATACTACGCCCGGAGAAGAAAACAGCACAGAACATCAACTCAAATCTTTAATTAGAGACGAGTTTGATTACTGTGAAAAAATATATCCTTATTTGGGAGACGCTTTTCTATTTTCTTTTTTTGATAAAAAAATACTTAATTCTAAGTCTTTGAAAATCTTTACAAAAAAAACTTATAAACAGTTTTTAGAAACTATTCCAGAAAAAAACTCTAAAAACATAGTAGCGTGGATTATTGAAAACTCTTCTCCAGACAGGGAAATAGATATTCAAGCTTCTTATGTTCAAGATATAGAAATTAAATTAAAAGAAGACATATTTTTTGATTTAGAGTACGACGCTGACTTTTTAGGTCACAAAAAAGAGTTAATTTTAAAAGACTATAGATTTGCTTTAATTGACGGCTACATTGAGTCAATTGGAGAGATACACCACTTACTTCATTACGCAGCTAAGTCTAAAGAACCTCATGTTATTTTTTGCTTCGGAATGTCAGAAGAAGTGAAAAGTGTTATTATTGAGAACAATTCTAGAGGCATAACTCAAATTATGCCTGTAAGCATGAGCTTTTCTGAAGAAACCATCAACATATTAAACGACATTGCTATTGTTCACAATTGTGATGTTATATCTTCTCTAAAAGGACAAACTATTTCTCAAGAAATGAGAAAAACTTTAAAAGTAGGAAAAGAAATAATTTTTAATAGAAAAGGTTTTTCTGTAAAGCCTATTGCCTCAAGCCAAGATTTAAAAACTCACATTAGGTATTTAGAAAAAAGAGTCAACGAAGCAGAAATTGATACAAACACAGACATCATCAAGAAAAGAATTAGAAACATCAAAAGCAAGATGATGACTGTTTACGTAAACAAAGATCTTGCAAATAGTAATCTTTTTAACAGAAGTTTAGACTACGGTTTAAGAATGCTAAAAAACTCACACCAGCCATACTTTTCTGTCGACTTAGAAAACAAAAATGTTTTAATGCCTACTCAAATTTATCATTTTCTTCAGAAAAGAGTAAACATTACAAAAGAAATTATCTATAGTATAGAAAAGTCAGTGATTTTTAATACAAAGGAGTAGAAATGGCATCACAATCAAAAATAATGTCTCAAGTCACACAGTCAGTAGAATTCATGATCGACAAGGTCAAAGATGACATAAATTCAAGAAACATAGAAAATAATATTAATTTAACTACAGATCAGATGAGAAGGCTTTTTTCATTGATTGATATGTCAATGAAGGATGCGTACAACAGAACAATGGATCAGATTATCTCTTCGATAGATTGAAATGTTAGGAACAAAACATTTGATAGAGTGTCACTGTTACTTAAAGATTTTTGATCAAAAAAACAACCAGGTCAACCACAAGTTTCCTGTTTATTCAAAAATTGACGAAAATGACAAAGTCATTCCAAAATTAGTTAAATGTAACAATTGCGAAGCACTTCACTACGTTTATGACATTTGTAAATCTGACTTAAAACCTGGAAAAGAAGATTCTAAGTCTATTTTGGAGAAAGAAGATTTTATTATGATGTTGCCAGATAAAGTTGCAAATGTATTAGTAAAAAATCAGTGCGACATTAGTGATTTTGAGCATGCTCTAGACATCATAGAAGAAAAAGCTTGGGGTTCACATATTATTATAAAAAGAGACATTGTAGGTGAAGAACATCAAATAAAGTTATTAACCTTTAAAGATGAAAAAATTGTAAAAATAGAAAACAAACCAATAAAATCTATCATGGTTGGTGAAAAATGAAAGACGTAAAGCTTATTAGATCGGCAAAGCTTAGAAAAGAATCAAGAGAAATTGCAAGCAAAATACTTGAGTTTGGTGTAAAAGAAGAGCAAAAAATTGATATTATGTTTAATTTAGCAATTACTCTTGAAAATAATATAGCGATGAAAGAAATTGTAGAAACATTAAAAAAGTTTAGAGAAAGTATTAACACTCAAGAAGAAGATGATAATAATAGCACTAAGAGTAATAAAATTCTTGTATGAAAGGAGTAAATTATGGATAACGAACTTATTGAAAGCTATGAAGAACTCATGACACTCATAGAGTCACTCAGGACTGACGTTGTAAAGCATTCTCAAGGCAACAAATCAGCAGGCTTGAGGGTAAGAAGAGGGTTAAGAGATGCTAAAAAGCTAGCTTCAGACTTAGTTAGAGAGTCTCTTGAAAGAAGCAAGTAAGTAAATAAATAAATTGTTTTAAGAAATTGAAAGCCCAGTGTGTAAAAGCACTGGGTTCCCTCTTTTTAGAGTATGTTATTTGCTATTGTCTTAAGTCTTTTAATGGCTCTTTTTTCTATTTGACAAATTCTCATTCTTGTGACGCTAAATATTTTACCTACATCTTCTAGCGTAAAATTATCATTTTTTTGAATTAAATTTAAGCAGCACATTTGAGACTCTCTTGACTGTATCCAGTACCTGCAGTTAATTTTCTCACAATTGACTTTTGTTTTTTGATGATATTTAAAGCACTTCATTAGTTTACTTACCTACCTTATAATTACTATTATAGATAGAAGCTATAATAAAAACAAAAATAGCAGGAGTGTTGATGAAAAAAAGCAGAAAGATATTTGTATTAGACACAAGTGTCCTGTTGTACGATAAAAATTCAATACATTCTTTTCCTGACTCTGATCTTGTAATACCAATAATAGTATTAGATGAGCTTGATAGATTCAAGGAAAAATCAGGTGTTGTTGGAGAATCAGCAAGGTATGTAAACAGATATCTTGACAATCTAAGAGAGTTTGGTGATCTTCACAGTGGTATAACAATAGAAGAAACAGGACAAACAATTAAGGTTGAATTAGAAGGAACAGAAGAGATACCTGACTTTCTGGATAAAAATTCAGCAGATAACAAAATAATAAGCTGTGCTCTTAAAGTAGGAGAAGACAATAAAGAAAAAATACTCACTGTCATTACAAAAGATATTAACTTTAGAGTTAAGTGTGATGCTCTGGGTTTGCGTGCAGAAGATTATTACAAAGACAAGGTAATTAATTCTGATGATGAAATGTACAGTGGTTTTGTTGATGTGTGCTTATCATCAAGAGAATTCATAAACTTTCTATACTCAGGAGAAATGACTAAAAGTCAACACCTTGAACTAAAAGAAGAAATTGAAGAAAAAATACACAGGCCTTTGTTTGAAAATGAATTTATTTGTCTAAAACATGAAAACTCTTCTTTTTTAGGTATTTATAAAAAAGATAAAATACAAAGAATTCAAAACGAAAAAGATTTTAAGTCTCTACTATCAGTTTCTTCTAGAAATAGAGAGCAACTTTACGCGCTGAATGCTCTCTTAGATGAAGAAATTGATTTAGTCACGATAACAGGTATTGCTGGTTCTGGTAAGACATTTATTACTCTGATGGCAGCAATAGCAGGACTAACTTCTGGAAAGTATGATAGAATTGTCATTACAAGAAACGTTCAGCCTGTTGGAAAAGATATAGGGTTCCTGCCCGGTGACTTAAATGAAAAAATGCTTCCGTGGATGTCGCCCATTATGGATAATTTTCGTCACGCATTCAAAGATAAAGATTTAGGTTACTTTGAAATGATGATGAAAAAAGGTAGTCTTGAAATAGCACCGCTATCTTATATGAGAGGTAGAACTTTCAGCAACACTTTTTTAATATTTGACGAAGCACAGAACGCAACAATACACGAGATAAAAACTGTTGTGACAAGAATAGGTGAGAATTCTAAAATTGTTCTATTAGGAGACACAGATCAAATTGATACGCCCTATATCGACTCTTTGTCAAACGGATTAACAATAATTGCAGAAAAATTTAAAAATGAGCACATAGCAGCACATGTTAAGCTAAAAAAGGGAGAAAGGTCATATTTATCTGCGATAGCTGCAAAATTAATATGAGGGCATAAGATGTCAAAAGTTTACAATTTTACTCGTAGAGACAGAAATAGGTTTCGAAAAGTATACCGATACATTAGAAAAAAACCTTCTTTTGAATTCTGCTCAGATGAAGAATTCAAAATGATTGCAGGTAAAGTAAGCTTTTCAGAATCTAGCGGGCCTGAAGTATATACTTTTCCTCTCACAGTTAATTTTTCAAATGTACCTGCAATAACAGTAACAGCAGTTGATTCTGCTTCAAATAATCAAGCTGACGTTAACGCCTTCGTTACAGCAATTACGACAAGTAGCGTATCAATATCTGTTAGTCAGGTTTTTACGGGAGAAGTTCACTTTATTATCGTGAGTCAAGACTGATGGGCGCTTTTCTAACAATATTTACATGCGCTGATGATGTAGTTGGTGTAGAATCTGTAGCTATTGATTATTCTGCAGCTAAATTCACAAGCCCGCCTATAATTACAGCATCGACAGATGACAACGTTAATGTATTCGCATCAGACATTACATCAACATCAGCAACACTCAATTTTTCTGCAACATTCACAGGGCGAGTGACCTATATAGTAAGACCTAGTGGAACGTGAGTTAGCATATGGCAAAAGATTTTAGAGCATCACAAATTGAAACATCCAAGCTGATCCTGACAGGAGGGATAGCAAACACTTCTGCAGCAGGACTAATTTATAGCGGATCAGTTTCCACTGATAGAGAAGGTGGAATTCCAGCCACTATGCTCACAAACGTAGGTTCAGACGTATTTTTGTTTGTATCAGGTACAAAATCAAATTCAGATTTTAACAGGACCGACGTGACGCTTTTTGGCGGTGACATAGTAGTGTCAGGCACTGTTTACGCTGAAAGACAGATTATTGAAGTAGACGGATTAGTAGATGGAGACTTAATTGTCACAGGAAACTTTTACGTAAAGCCTGACGCAAACTCAACAAAATCTGCTGAGTTTAGAAATGATGCCAACCAGTCTTTGATGACCGTAGATACAACAAATGGAAGAGTAGTTGTTAATGAAGACAACAGCACAACATTCCAGTTTAGAGTCGGTGGTAGACTTTCACACGGTGACCTTTTTCTTGTTCGCCCAGGAACAGACAGTGTATCTATCGACGGCGGTTTTGCTGACAACACAGAAGTATTTTCTGTCGCTGGAAATGACCAAGGGGGCGACACAGATACTCTTTTTAAAGTAACACCACTAGAAGTGACGATAAACCCAGACGACACTAATCACGTAGACTTTAGAGTAGCAACAGATCAAAAATCAAATGCTATCTTCACAAAAGCTACAACAAACCAGGTCTTAATTCTTTCTGGAGGAGCAGTTGCTTCTTTTGATGAAGCTTCAGCACCAGATGTAAGCTTTTACGTGTCAGGCACTGCAGGTTCTCATGGTTCAAGTATTAGAGGAACTTCGGTCTTTGGGGGCGATACATACACTTCAGGATCAGCTTATGTAAATACTCTTTTTGTTGAAAACGAAGATCCTACAATAGTTTTTAGAGAACCTAGTTCTACGATAGACAAAGGTACGATTGGGATAAACAACTCTGATAACATCCAAATTGAAAATAAGTCTACAAACAAGCATATCGTCTTTAAAGTAAATGACGGTGGAATTGTTAGAGAAGGCTTTAGAATAGACGGCGGCGTCGCTGAAGTTGTTGTCAATCAAGGTGCAGAGTCTCTTGTAGATTTTAGAGTCGAATCAGCCAACAAAGACCATGCAATATTTGTAGATGGAAGCACTGATAGCGTTCTAATTCTATCTGGAGGCGCCGCTTCTTCACCATCAGAATCTCTCTACTCAGATGTAAATTTTTTCGTATCAGGCGCAGTGGGTTCAGCTGGCAGTCAGGTTAAAGGAACTTCACTCTTTGGTGGAGATGTAGTAATATCAGGATCTACTCATACTCAAGGCGCAGTCAGGAGAAATACACGCCTCAAGAGTTCAGATTTTAACGTCAAATCTACAGATCACTTTTTGTTTTTTAACACAAATTCCGGACATGTGACTGCTTCTCTTGAAAGTGCTTCTGCTGCAGGTGCCGGTCGCGTTTTGGTATTTAAAGACGTAAAGGGATTTGCAGACACTAATCATATTGTGATTAAGCCAGACGGATCAGATAAAATTGAGGGAATAAACGACGAGACAAAAATTAAAGTAGCAAGTGGATCCTTGTCTTTAGTTTGCGACGGCGCAAGCCGTTACTTTGTTTTTGGTGAGAGAGACTAATGGGTTTAGTATTTAAATCGGGCCAGTGGGAATTAGTAGCCGGCGGCACTGGTGGTTTTGACTTAACAGCCGGAGCTATTGGTGCTGAACTTTTTAGAAATTCAACATCATCAGTTCTAACAGGTAGTTTACTACCACCTAGCGGCGCCGTCGCACATTCAAAAATATTTAGTGCAAGAGGTATAGGTGGTCTCACTGGGCCTGATTCTTCTAAGATAACAGTCACCTCCAGAGTTAGTAATCTTTTAGATTTAAATGATTTTAGTAGCGGCTTTACTTGGGCTGGCTGGATCAAATCTGACGCTGCTGCTTCAAACAACAATTCAACAATATTCTTTAGTAGTGAACCAGACGGAGATGATGCTGTAACATTTAGAAGAAGTGGGCTGTCTGATAATCTCATATTTGAGTACTTTAGCGGAACAAGCACAAAAGGAAAAGTAACTACTGATTCAACACCATGGACTGACGGTGCCTGGGTACATTATGCTCTTACATTTAGTAATCTAAATCAACTAGCAATATATAAAAACGGCGCTGCAATACAGTTCGATGTAAACACAGATACGGGTGGCTCTACACCAACAAACCAGACTTCACATACCTTTAACACCCCGATTCCCTCAGGTGATAGGTTGACCTTTAGAATGTTCGGTGGAGACTTAAAAACACCTAATTTTGACGGTCTAACAGGGGAAGTTTTCAACATAGGCTTTTGGAACGTAGCATTACCTTCAACAGCAATATCTGTATTATACAACAATCCTGATCAAGACTTCAAGCAATCGTCAGGCCAATACACAGAAGTAAATAATTTAGTTTTTAGCTGCAGCTTTGATCAAGTTGCAGCAGACGGGACAAATATTGCTTTTACAGATCGAGGAATAACAAATCGCTTTTTCGTGAGCGGATCATCTAAACCATCATAACGAGGAATAAAAAATGCCATTATCACAACAAACATGGGCACAAAGCGCAGTTGGTTCTCCTGCAGGATCTGGAGATACAGTAGAAGAAGTACTAGCCGCAGTAAAAGCACTTATAGACACTGACCCCAACTGGTCAGCCAGTTCAGACGGCACAAGTTCATCTCCTGCTTACTTAGAAATTACTAGCGCAAACGGCTATGGAAGTAACGCTCAAAAGTTCAAAATATTATTAGTTGAAGCGCTTTCTTTAGAAGCAAGATGGTGCCTGGGAGGGTCAGGCAACTGGGCAGAAAATGGCTCAATAGACTACACGACAGGGCAGTCAACTCCAATCACTGATGGGTCTGATGACATATATGTGGGTTATGTTGCACCACCATCAGATGGAACTAGCGCGACTGCTTCAATAAACACAAGTAACATATTCAACACCACAGGCGCGTACGGAGGAACTGCAGCTTCTGACGTAGAAAGGTTCTCTTCTTTTGTCAAATGTGTTCACGATGTTTCTGACACGTCTAATAACCATAATATAGCAAAAGTGTGGACATTGTCTTGTCAAGAAATGTTAACAATAGCTTTTGAGGACACCAACGGCCGGGTTAAGTTTGTTCACGCTGGTGCGATAGTGGCACCTGTTTCAGATCTTGCAGGCGAAACTATATCTAACAGTGTAGGTAGAATCTACGGTATGTGTGTTGCAAAACCCACAAGCGGTATAGAACCTACTCCTACAGATCCTAAAAACCGCTTCTGGAGTAACTCTGCTCAAACTGCTGTTGATGCGGGGACTAATGTCGGCGGATTCACGCCTACACTGACCAGTCTTGCTTCTGCTGCAAAAGC